TTTCTTTGGATTTTAAAAGTGGAAAATATTTAAGATATTTATCTTCACTCAAAAGTTCACAAAACTTATAAAGTACGTATGAATAACTCAAAAAGTTTTTACGTTCACTCGGACAATTATCATCGAATGGTTTTTGTATATCCTTGAACATTATACGCAGTCTCTCTTCAAGTTCCTGAGGCATAGACGGTGGTTTTACACCACTTATGATATTGGTTATATATGGAACGTGTTCGTAATATTTATTGAGTTTCAGTTTTTTGAGAAGGGTACGAACACGGGCGTGTGTAATTTCATCTAAAACTTTTACTTTTATTTTTTTGAGTTCGTTTCGTAGTTGTTCTATTACCTCGGGTGGTATAGTTGTCGTCTCTTGCGCCTGAAACTGTGATAACCATTCATTAAAATGATTTTCGCGTTTATACGAATAATTGACTATCTTTTCAGACGTTTCCTGTTCTTCTCTATAGGTTAACTCTTCACTTATAAGTGTTGCTAAAATCATACCACAATTATCACATACGAGATCACTTGTATCGGCAAAATGAAATACGTTACTCTCGGGACACACGGAACACACTTCACGCTTCTTTTCTACGGGTCTATCTATATTTAACTTTTCTACATCTATTAAATAATCATTAAATATGTCTTTTCTCTGTAGCCCAACTGTTTCTTTACAATTGAAAACGTTATCGGTATTTACTTCTTTTTTAAGGTCATCAGTATACATTTCTAAATACGGCATACACTGAATTATATATTCAGACATTTCAGATTCATACTTTGATTTATTGATAGGGTCTTCTCGAATAGACTTATCCCATGTTTCAATTTTATTATTGTACCTACTTAAAAAATTACCTTCCATATTAATTAAATAGAATGCTCGGTAATCTTTTAACTAACGTTATTATTTGGGTTTACTCAACACTACAATCAGTATTTTCCACTCCAGACTATAGAATTGCGGATTCGTCTATGGAATATTTTTTAGATTACACAAAAACACCTTTACCAGAAGAACTCGATGAATTTTGGTACGAAGAACGTAACGAATGGGATGATGAGACCGAAAGTGTTTTCAAAACATTAAACTTTTCAAATTATAAAGATACAACAATTCCAGAAAATGTTACGAAAACTGTCGTTCGTGTTAAATATTGGTACAATAACACGATGTACAGATATTTGACGTATGATATGGATCACCAATGGCCACCACCACGTAAAAGTGGGGTTGTATTTAACATACCAATCGTTTCAGCTGTTTTGCTCGATTCGGATGATAAACCGGTTAAGGACATTTTAAACAAAATTAAACGATACGCGGGTCCACGTAAAGATTTTCATAACGAAAAAGTTAAAATTAGAGATATGTTATATTATGACATGGAGACACTTGAAAATGATTTTCCAAAGATAAAATTACAAAGTGCAATTGGTATGACTAAAGTTGTAAGTACCGTAGATGGCTGTATTACTGATCTTCAGGTACCTTAGTTGCTAAATAAAATTTCAACTCACCCAAATTAGCAACGTTATATTTTAATATCAAAAACCTATTTTGTTCTTCCTGCATAATTTGTACTGTAGAACACATACTCGTCGCTTTTGTAAATATATTCATGTATCGAAGGGAATATTCACCCGAAATTTTGGGACTTTCTTCCGTACATTCAATATTCGTTTCCTGATTTGCAAAATCACCCATACATTGTAGTTTGAGGTGTGTACCTTCCCTTGTTATTTCTATGATATTACCGATATTGTGCATATCTCTACATATTCTCTGAAAATCCATAGATGCCATCGGTGTAATAGTAGTCATGGTCATATCTGGTACCTCGATCTGATTTTCATTTATATCGAGTAATTTTAGAGCAAATTTAGTACACGTTTTCTTCGATTCATTATGAATTTCTATATTCATAAACTCTTTACAATTTATAGACATTACGAGAACATCGTTATTTGTTATCGATTTAAGAAGTTTAAATGTATTCGCGACATTTATACCCGCAATTATATCGGTTTCACATGTATATTCTTCGAAATTATCGGATGAGAGGTACATATCTACTAAAGATGTACGTGCTGTGTCGAGAGTTACGATGTATATACCATCAGGTTTAAAGTATATATTTACATCGTTTAGTATATCTTTGAGTACTTCAAATGTTGATTTTATGGCACTCGCCTGAATTGTTGCCAATTTCATATCTAAAATATACAAGTTTTAATTCTTTATATTCTTATTGTATGCATCCGATACACTCTGACTAATCTTATCTTCGAGTTCTGGAGTCATAGCGGGTTGTAAAGTTTTACCATAATCATCTAAACCAAATAAGTCTCCTGAACCTTCGCCATCTAAAGTTGTCGTCGAACAACCACCAAAATTACACGTCTCTAATTCTTTTACGGGTAAAAGTGATTCTAACCAGTTTCGTATTTCATTACCTACTAAAAGTTTACCGTTTTTGGTAAGCATAGTTGGAACACGCGTAATTTTATTTTTGTATTGAGGTGGTATACCTAATTTATTAATGTTATGATATTTGACAATTTGTTTGAGTTGTGTATGTTTATTGATATAATCAATTATATCCAAACTATGATTACACTGTGGACTAAAAATTAGAAGGGACATGTCTTAAAATAAAGTTTACTTTTTTTTTTATTAAAAAAACACATTTTTTTACTTGTTTTTTTATACATAGAAGAGACTGTAAAAATAAATATGTAAATTGTCCAAAAAAAAGTGATTGTCCAAAAAAACTTTTTTTTATTTTATACAAAGTATCTTCTTGAGAAGGATGATCGATTTGAAAAATAAATTTTTTTCTTACTCATCACTTTTTTGTTGGATAATTTAAATAAAAATAAAAATAAATATTAATATTAAATAATGAATACTATAGTATTGATATTGTTAATACTTATTATACTCATGACCATGTCCAGGACGGAAATGTTCACTGAACAATTTGGATTCTCTGGATATACCAAACCAATAGAACCCGTATTATTAAATGATAATGAATTTGATTTATCTGAATACGAAGAATCTGGGGAAGAACTTGAGGTATCAAATGATCTTATGCAGGAAATGGTACTTGCAACAAATAAAGAAGTTTCTAAAAAAACTGGTCTCTGTACGTACATTATTGAAACAACTTCGATTAAGAAATATAGAAACAAAGCGTCGAATCAAGAAATATACAGATGTATGTTTATGTGTGTGAAACATAAGGGATTTGCGTTAGGATTTGCAGTTACATCCGATTTACGAATTATTGATAATCGAGCAACAGTATTGAGTGTGAGAACACAACCTATAGATATTAAACCACCAACAGACCCAAGTATTTACCAAAAATCTATTAAGGGTAAAGAATTTGAAGATTATACAGAAGTTAGACGAAGTGAACTTGATATAGTTAAAAACACTGAAATAGTGGATAAGGTTATACCTGAACCACAGGAAATGTACGGTAAAATTAATATTTAAAACTCTAAAACAATTATAATGATCAGTATTGATGAAATAACACGTATAGCTGAAAAGAGAAATCATTTGAAAAAAGAAACATATACCAAAATTTATGAACAGATTTCAAAGAAAATACGCCAGTCGGTAGATTTGGGTCATAAATATTTATTTTGCCAAATACCATCTTTTGTCATGGGATACCCACATTTTAACAGGGTAAAAGCGCTACAGTATATAAAACGACAATTCGAAATAGGTGGATTTACAGTTCAGATTATAGGAGAATACGAATTATGTATTTCATGGAAACCAATTAAAAAATCACGAAAAAATGAACAACGCGAAGATCCAGAAGATCCAGAGGATTTTCCAACACTCGTAAACCTTAAAAAAGCGGCAAATAAATACAGGGGAAAATAAGTAATGCGTGAGAGACTTAAAGTTTAAATATGTAAATATACTACAAATATGAGCGACCCTTTAAATATACTCGTTGAAGCAAAACGTGAATACATAGGTCAATTATGTTTACTTATGTGCCCAGTTATGATTGAAACGTATGAAACCATGTATGAAGAAGCATACAAACTCACAAAAGGTCGAAAGGTTCTTGTAATGTATCAAAAACTCTTGAAAGAAGTTCCAAATTGGAGTGATGCTATGTCTAAACAACACACTGATAATATAACAAATAGATGTGCATGGTTTAACGACTTATTGGCTGCGGTTTTTGTAAGTTGTGTTAAAATTTTATCCGCGGTTCGATTGAATAAAGATAATAAGAAAATTTCGTTGAAACTCCCAACAAATGAAGTTTTCATCCAAACGTGTTATAACAACGCAGCTAAAGATTTATATAGAGACCCATATATTTATCACGAAACGCAAAATGAACACGAGAGAAACGATAAATTGTACGAACGTTTTTGTATATGTATCGAGACATCTGTAAAAGAACTTATACCCGTACAACAGATTTTACAAACGTATATGTCCCAAACGCAAGAAGGTCAAGATTTGGATGTTGGTGAAGCTGAAGTCGGTGATTCTGAAGACCCTGACCTGATTGATGGATACGAAGAGGAAACGTCAGAAGAGCCATTTGATGCTGAACCTTCAATGGAACAATCTATGGAACCTCCAATGGAACAATCTATGGAACCTCCAATGGAACAATCTATGGAACCTCCGGTACCAGAACAAATGATGGAACCAGAACAAGAGCGTGCATCCCCATTCGATAACGAATTTCGAACTATTGCAACAAAACCACAACCACCACAACAACAGGAAGAAGAAGGTGTTTTATTTCCAGATGCATCAGAGACCCGTGCAAAAAAAGTTGGGTACTATTAAATGGAGTTTGAAGACTATTTAAGAGACCCCGCGTGGGCCGGAATAATCGCCGGTTTTATAACCGCAGGATACATACACTTTAAAGCAAAGATCAACAACGAAGGTAAGCTTCCAGTGAGTGCATATACGAAACCAGCCGCACTCACCGCAATTTTAGTATTTTTTATTGTTACTAACGGACTAGGTAAGAAAGAGACCATATCAACGGAGCCATTTTAATTTTCTGACTTAAAGATAATATACGTATTTACAGTATAATATGACTTCCGTGACTGCATTTAATGATATGATGGGTCAATTTCTTGTGGAATTACACAAGACATTTCCAGAAGAAAAAGGCTTGAAAAAGTGTTTATCGGCTTTCGATTTAATGAAAGCTTCGAACCCACGCTTAGTCGTAGATGGGTTTATGAACGGTGTTGCACCGTATGCTGATAAGATTTCGGCTAAAGACGAGACATTTTTCATTGAAGAATCCAAGAATTTAGATTTCATGAAAGGTGTAAACCTTGAAAAACATTGGGGAACAGCGTCCGAGAATACAAAAAGTGCAATTTGGCAATATGTTCAGACGCTATACATGCTTGGTACAACCATTAGTTCTATCCCAGAAGACACACTTTCTATGATTGAGACAGTTGCAAAGCAGTGTGCAGATAAAATGGGTGAAGATGGAAGTGAACTTGACGAAGCTGCATTGATGAAAACTATGCAGGGTATGTTGGGTGGTATGATGAAAAAATAAACTCACTATATATAAATGACATCTTGGTTTGAAGATCCAAAACAATTGGTTCGAGTAGACAAAGTTCATGAATTTTGGCCGTCAAAGACGCAATCTTCAGCAGACCGTGTTAACGCAACTGCTCGTTTTATAATTTATGCGACATGTATAATATACCTCATACGCCGTGATGCACGTATATTTGTTTTGGGTGCAACCGCACTTGGTGTTCTTTATATAATGGAAAAATCCAATATGGTGAAAGAAGGTGTTATACGACCAACAAATGTATACAATAATATAGGTAAAGAATGTTCAATGCCAACAAAAGATAATCCTATGGGAAATGTTCTCATGTCGGATTACGCAGATAGACCAGACAGACCTCAGTCATGTCATTACCCAACCGTAAAAACCCCAGTAAACAATTTTCTTACAGGTGATATCAAATACGGACCATCTCGTTCGCGTTCATCTATGCCAGAATATCAAAGAAACGCACTATCGAGACAGTTTGTAAGTATGCCAGATACATCCATCGGTGGCACACCATATTATGAATTTATCCATGGTAAAAGAGATAATACGTGTCGCCAAGACCCACGATTGTGTAACCCAGACGCGAGAGGGGTTCAACTTGAAGCGTTCGCGGGACTCGATCCAAACGGTGATAAAAGAAGTGGTATGCATAGAGGTTCGGGATTAGCCCCTTAATTTTAAACAATTTAAATAATAAAGTAGTAGATACTCGATTTCCATAAACAAAATCTTTTGTAATAATAAATGGCGTATCAACTCCAACCAGGAATGAAAGTGGTTCAAGATCACGCGGTTCCAGCCGTTTGCGCGACCGAAGAAGTTTTTGTATATCCTCAGCCCAGTACCCTTAACTATGGGTCAAGTAGACCAAACACCATGTTATATGGTACCGCTCCATATATGGCGGGTAAAGGTTCACCAGCACAGTACATTGACGCATCTGATCAACTCAGACCACAAAGTACATCTCGTTTCAATAAAGTTTTAGCGAAGACTTACGAAAGAAATTTTCACCCACTTCAAAATGTCGAGTGTAAATTACCACTTAGAACACAATCATATGAACCATCGAGTACCAGAGCTGAAATGCAAAATGGTTTGTTTCAGCAAAGATACCTCAATAAAAATCTCGCTAAGAAATAAGAATGGCTGATCCTATATCTATAATGGCTATAGCCGGCTTAGTTTATGCCGGTAGAAAATTAAGTCAACCAGACGAAAAATACACAGTAGAAGGTAACCCAATAGAAGAAGAAGAGGTAGTTTCTGATTTTTCTAATATGGAGGTTACTCAACAAACAGACTATTTAGGACCTTTATCACCATTAGTAGAACCATCATATAATTCAAAACAAGAAATGGGATCGTTCGCTCAAATTGCTCCACAACAACGTTCTTCGGGTGGTGAAGTTTTGTCTATGAGAAATCGTATGTATGACGCGGGGAGAATGAATAATCTTTCACCAATTGAAAAACAACTCGTCGGACCGGGTTTGGGTGTTGGACCAGAAGTTCCCGCATTTGGGGGTAATCAACAATTGTTTCGTGTTAATCCGGAAAATGTTGGTGCGTATCGCTTAACGACTTTACCTGGTAGGTCGGGTCCAGCATATGATGCTAAGGGTGGTAGACGTGGTATTGTCGGTGAAGTTTCACACAATAGACCAGAAAAGACTGCATTTTTACATGGTCGTCTTCCTCCAGTTGCAGGTAGAGCGCAGGGTATGACTGGTAGAACGCCAAGAGCAGAACATGAACGCACAAAGAGAACAACAAATAGATCGGAAACTGGTTCCAGAACCGATACATTAAATTTTGCATCTGCGAAGAGAACGGTTTCTGCACTTACACGTGCTCAGGAACCAACACGAAACAAAGCTGATGGTGCTATAGAACAATATCAATACAATAATCAACCAGCCCCAGGTATTAGCAGCTTTGTTGGTGGATACTTGAATACACCAGCGACTAAGATCGGTGAAAAGAGAACATTCGGTTCTGCGTACACAGCCGAAGAACTTACAAAATACGGTTTCAGACCAGACGACCGCCGTGGTAAACCAAATAGAGCTGCGGGTCCAGGGCGAATGAACGTTCGTGCCGATGCACTTAACCAAGGAGGTATGGTTACAAGTGTTCGCTCTGATACAACGAGAATTGATGGTCGAGTAAATGCTGCGAATGGTGCTTGGACACAACAATATAGACATAACGATTATCATAAATTCAATGCTTATAAGGGACACGAAAATCCAAATGCTACAAATATGAGTTTGGATACAGCTAGAAGACAACTTTCAAGTAACCCATTAGTTCATAGTCTTTCTTAAATAACTAAAAAATTGAGACATACACTCATTAAAATAATGCTCCTATATTTTAATGAAGGTACATACCTTAGATATAGACAGTGGTGAACGAGACCCTGTTTTGTATTCAAATCCAAGTGATTATGTCGTACATCTAAAAAACCCTATTTATGACGTAACTAAAATTTCACTTATATCAGCACGTATACATAATAGTCAGTACCTTATACACTCCAGGAACAATCAATTTGATGTTTTAACAAACGGTGGTACCACTCAAACGGTAACTATACCAATTGGAAACTATAACGGAGAAGAATTAGCCGAAGCTATTAATACCAACTGTACTATAATTACAGATACAACTTTTGATAAAGATACGAATGCTATAACGTTTACAGGGTCAAGTGATTTTACATTTTTGTTTTATACTGGTACGAATAGTTATACATCTGGTACAAGTGGGTACACAACACCCCACGATGTTTTAGGTTTACCTGCTTCAAACGTGTCATCAACTTCAAGTTCATTAGAAACTGGGAGTATTAATTTACAGGGTCCCGATGCAATTATAGTTAAATTAAGTAGTGGCTCAGATGAATTTAACAAAACAGTATTTTCGGAAACACCTTTTTATACAGGACGTATACTTCTCTGTGGGGACGTGATTAACTTTTCGGGTGTTGACGATACAGTTGAACACAATTTTGATTCTGGATCACAAAAAACGATATCGAGTTTACGTGTTCAGTTTTATTACAGTAGTAATAATCGGTTAATACCATATGATTTTAGAAATGCGAATCATATACTTAAACTTGCAGTGACGTGTTCAACTGATAAACTTGAGAATATTGCTAAAGTGGAACGAGACTTTGCTCTTCCACCACCTATGAGTATCCCCGAAATGGAGGATCCGCGTAGATGGGATGCGTTTATATCTATATTTATGGTAATTGCAACCGGTTTATTTTTACTATTGGTTATGCGTAAACCTAAATTTATCGAGTAACCGCGAAGATTGGTTGAGCTGGCTTTTGCACACGTGTAGACACACGAGAGATACCAACGTAGACCAAGATGGACAAGAGCGTCGTAAACAAGGCCGTGAGCGTGTAGTTCATACCA